TGCTTCTGCTTATAACGGTGCAACTTCACAAACAGCTCGCTGGATTGCTATTGGACACTAATTATGATTAATGAGAATACTTTAAGCCAAACTGAAGCTAGGCTAAATAGCCATGAAGCTGTATGTGCAGTTAGATATGAAGGTATTAATGCTAGATTGAAGCGATTAGAACAAATCTTGATTGCTTCTTGTGGATTCATTATTGCAATTCTATTAGGGATAGCTTTGAAACTATGAAAACAGTCTTATTTATAAGCTCAATGATGCTAGGCGGAAGTCTAGCATTTTTGTTATCTGGTACAGCAAAAGCAGAGCCAATCATTACAGACTCTACTTCTAAATCAGAAACTACAGTCAAATCACCACCGCCATCAGCTATTAGCCCTAGCATAACGACTATCAATCCTAAGAACTGTTCTACTGGTGTAGCTGGCGCTGCACAGACTCAAATCTTTGGTTTATCTTTTGGCGCAACTGTCAGAGATACAAACTGTGAGAGAGTAGTTAAATCAGAGTCATTATTCAATATGCAGATGAAAACTGCTGCTGTATCTGTGATGTGTCAAGATGCAGATACTTGGTGGGGTATGTGGGATGGTGGAGTTCCTTGCCCTATTGAGGGATTCGTAGGAAAAGAAGCTAAAGAGTATTGGCTTGCTAATCCTAAGATGATGCCAGAGCGCCCTAAAATCAAATGAAAAAGCTACTTATAGGTATCATTTACCTATTTATTTTGCTACCTATAGGCAACGCTCAAGTTCAAACCCACCAAATAAGTGATGATGGTTACGCCCATATTCCTCTACAGTTTGGCTTTCCTTTGCATGGTCGCATCTTTACTGATTCTTATATGTTCAGTAATGGTGTTGTGGGATTTGGTTCGGTAAATAATCATTGGTGCTGTAATGGCTACGACTTAGCCAATGCTAGAGGATACCAGTTCAATTACTCGATTATGGGCTTGCAGACCGATTTAATCAATTATGGTCAAGGTAGGTTTCAGACAGAGGGAACTCCTCAATATCAGCGTTATAGATGGGAAAATATCTCAGAATATGGCAGACCTGACAATCTAAATACTTTTGGCATTGAAATTCGCCCTAGTGGATTTATAGGTATTTACCATGAGAATATTAATCTATCTTCTTGGCGACAAGTAACAGTCGGTATTACAGGTAATACAGAAGCAGGAGAATATACTCAGTTTTATCATGGGGCAGGTTATACAAGTAATATTCCTGTATCGTATATTACACAAACTACTGGCGACTTATGCCTTGTAGACCCATTATCAAGCCTTACTTGTGCAGGTTATCAACAAGCCTATCTAGTTCAACAATGCGCTATAAGCCCTCTATACAGCCCTAGTTGCGTTGGGTATGAAGTTGCTTACCATGACCAGCAATGTAGCTTAAACGCTCTCTATGCGACTTCATGCGCAGGATATGAGCAAGCATACTTTAATCAGCAATGTGGATTAAATCCGTTATATAACAGCCAATGTCAAGGTTATGCTCAGGCTTACTTTAATGAACAATGTAGACTAAATCCTTTATATGACAGAACTTGCACAGGATATGCTGAAGCCTATGCTTTAGCCAATGTTGTTCCAGCCACAAGCACTAATACAGTATCAACAACTACTCCTAGCGTACAGGTAAGCACGACTGGTACTGTATCTTTGGAAACACCTGTAGTTGCAGACCCAATAGTGAATGAGGTTATCAGGACACCCATAACTACACCCACAACCACCCAATCTAATAATATACAAAGCGCACAAAATGTATCCAATCAGATACAAACTACAGAAAAGTCTAGCTCCAAGTCGCAAAATAAAGATGAGCCTAAGAGCGAGAAGAAGGTGGAGTCTAAACAAATGGCGACAGCTAAGAGAGATGCGACTAATAATGAGAGTCATAGTCAATCTATACCGCAACCAACATACGAATATAAAGCTCCTATTATTTTAGATTTGGCTTATATGCAAATGGTCAAAAAGCCGATTAAAGACAATAACAGAGCAATGTATAACTTAATAATGAATAGCCAACATAAGCATGAGGAGATGGTAGATGAGCAATATCGAAGAAAAGGAAATTGAGGTATTTGGCAAAAAGATAACTATTGGGACTATAGGAATAGTTCTAACAGTTTTATCTACTGCTATTGGTATCTTATGGTATTTATTTCAGTTACAGCAAAAGATTGATTCTATTGAAGATATGGCTTCTTACAATGCTCGTCTAGTAGCTGTAGAGGAAAACACTAATAAAGTGAATGACTACACCAGAGATATTAAGAATGACTTAAAGAATGATATTCGTAGACTTGAAAAGATAGTAGAGCAAGTAGAGCGAGATAACAAACAATTTAGTCGAGAGATTGACAGGGATTTGCGAGAGATTCGCAAGGAAACTGACAATAAGATTAAGCGAGCTTTAGACAACCCACTAGCAAACAAGGATTAATATGCTATCTTTACTTTCAACTGTACTATCATTCTTAATGGGTGGCTTACCCAAGGCATTAGACTTCTTCCAAGACAAAGCAGATAAAAAGCATGAGCTAGAACTAGCCAAAATGCAGACTGAGCGAGAGCTATCCATGATGGAAAAAGGATATGCTGCTCAAGCAAAAGTTGAGGAAATACGCACAGACCAGATAGAAATGCAGACAAATGCTCAGGTAATGACTGCTATTTATGACCATGACAAATCCTTAAATGAGGGAACAAGTCAATGGGTTAAGAACTTGAGAGCTTCTGTAAGACCTATTGTTACTTATTTATTTGTGCTAGAGTTATTCCTTATTAACTTTGTTTCACTTGGATGGGCTATTTATACAGGGGTAGACTTTGTAACAGCTTTAGACCAAGTATTTACTACTGAAGAAATGCAGATTGTTTCTTCTATTATTGCGTTTTGGTTTGGAACACAGGCATTTAGCAAGAAATGAAAGTAAGCCAAAAGTGTATTGACCAGATTAAGCGTGATGAGGGTGTCCGCAACCGCCCTTATCAATGCCCTGCGTTGTTGTGGACAGTAGGAGTTGGTCATGTTATTGACACTAAGCACGCTAAAGTTCCAATGGCTGATAGAAAACAATTACCTATACCTTCAGGTTGGGATAGGGTTTTAAGCAACGAGGAAATAGATGAGATACTGCGTAAAGACCTTGCAAGGTTTGAGCAAGGTGTATCCAGACTTATTACTGCTCCTCTTACTCAAGGTCAATTTGATGCCTTGGTTAGCTTCAGTTTCAATGTAGGACTAGGAAACTTGCAGAACTCAACCCTTAGAATGAAGGTAAATAGACAGGATTATGAGGGTGCTGCAGAGCAATTCTTGGTATGGACTAAGGCAGGTGGTAAAGTTCTTGCTGGGTTAGTTAAGCGCAGAACCCATGAGAAAGAGATGTTTGAGTCTTGAAGTTGTAATATTTCTATAGGATACTAGGCGGATGAAATTAGTCACTCCACAAACTGTTCAAGCAGTATATGAGATGTTGATTCAACTTCCGCCTTTTAATCGGTGGAATCTTCCACCATCTAAACAAGTAGTGTTTGAGGTACACAAAGACCCTACTTGCTTGGGTGAGTATGAGCCAGAGCCAAATACCATTAGGATTTCAGAAGCAAAGAATGGTCATTTGGATACTGTTGTTAAAACTGTAGCGCATGAGATTATTCATATGCGACTATACCTAAAGGGTAGCAAGTCTTGGGACAGGCATGACAAAGTGTTTAATGACTTATCGCATAAGATTGCTATTCAGTTAGGATTTGACCCCAAGGAATTGTAATGCCTACTGAAGCCTGTACAGAAGCAGAGTTTATAGAGTTATTTAAAGAATTAAAATCTCCTCAAGCTGTAGCTAACTATCTAGGTATTAATGTTAGATGTGTCTACAGAAGAAGAACCCATATTGAGAAAAAAGGTATAAAACTACCTACTCATAATATTAATGGGAATACAAGAGAGTTCAAAAAAGAAGAAGTACAAGCAAAACTACAGCAAAGACTTGAAGCTACTCGCCATTCTGTCAGACGAGGAACAGTCCTAGAAAAAGGCAGAGTGCTAGTTTTCTCTGATGCTCACTTCTATCCTGATGACGAAACAACAGCCTTTAGAGCGCTTATAGAGTGTATTAAAGAGTTTAAGCCTGAAGTCATTGTATGTAATGGAGATGCTTTTGATGGTGCTTCTATTAGCAGACATCCTCGCATTGGATGGGATAGCAAACCTACAGTCAAGCAAGAGCTAGATGCTGTGACTTACCACATGAATGAGATTGAAAAGGCTTCTACATTTAAATCTAATCTTATTTGGACACTAGGAAATCACGATAGCCGCTTTGAAACATTCCTAGCTGCCAATGCTCCTCAATACGAAGGAGTACAAGGATATTGCCTAAAAGCTTTCTTCCCTAATTGGCAACCTTGTTGGTCTTATTGGGTCAATGACGATACTGTGATTAAGCATAAATGGAAAGGTGGGTTTGGAGCTGGTAGAGCCAACTCATTAAATGCTGGTGTCAATATGGTGACAGGGCATACTCATAATATGTCAGTCATGCCGATAACCGATTACAAAGGCAATCGCTATGGTGTGCAAACAGGTATGTTGGCAAATCCCAATGGCGAGCAATTTGTAGACTACACAGAAGATGGTGTTAAAGATTGGCGGTCTGGATTTGTTATGCTGACTTATGACAGAGGTAGACTTCTCATGCCTGAGATGATTCAAGTTTGGGATGAGGAAAAAGGCGAAGTAGAGTTTAGAGGGAAAATCTGGGCTGTATAACTATGCAAATCTTACAGCCAACCCCCATAAATATATAGCAACCGCTACAGCCTCTACAATAAATAAAGGGT